TGAAAGATTAATTGCACCAATTTGAGTTGGGAAAATATCATAAAAATGATATGCTCTCAAAGTGTCTCCAGTACGATCTAACTGATAAACAAAAGCATCTGCATGATAAAGAGAAGGATCCGTAACACCAGTGTTATCGGACACTCTATTAATTTTATTCATCCAATTTTCAAAAGCAGATCTAATTGCAAAATCAGTATCATTGATAATTGTAATTGTCCAAGAATCAAATGATCTATCTCCCGCCACCTTTAGAATACGACCTCTAAATGCAACATCCAATGCCGAAACATTTGAAGCTGGTAGATTTGCCGCCTTAACTAAAAATCTTGATTTGTCTAATACGACAGAATCTGCTGGAGCAATGGATGGGAATGAAAGAACTACTTCGAATAGATTTGATCGAGCGCCACCACCGGTTAACTTACTTTTGAAGTCAGTGATTTTTCTTAATGGAGGTGGATTTAATTGATTTCTGGTTGCCATAGTTAGTTACCTCTTAAATTAAACGTTTCCGATTACTTCTTCAAAAGAAACACCAGTTCTGGTAGCGATAAAGGTTAGACCAATGAAGTTAATTGATCTTGCTGGTTTGATGTAAATATCAGCAACAAATTCATTATTATCAATTACGGAAGCAGTGTTATTTGTTTCGTCACAAACAACAACATAATCAAAGATTCCACGCTTTGCTTGAACATCACGTAAAAATGGTTCAATAATATTTACAAAGTTTGTTCTTGTAATTTCATCGTTGAATTCAAACAACTGATCTTTCGCAGCAGCAGAAATTGCACTTTCAAGATAGATAAACAGACGACGAACGTTAATTCTATCAAATGCAGATGCCTTTGCATAACCAGTTTTATCTCCAAAGAGAATAATTCCAGAACCTGGTGAAAAGATAACTGGATTAATTCTGTTGGAATATAGTTTATCTCTTTGAACTTTACCTGGATTATATGCAAGTTTCACCGCATTTAGAATTGCTCCTCTAGAGGTTCCTGCAGGTGAGAACCATGGGAAGTTATTAATATCTGTTCTTACACAACATCCAGCAGTGTCACCGTTTAGGGGAACATATCTAAATGTATCATTAAATCTATCGTACATGTACTTGTATCCAGTATCAAATACCGCATAAGTAGAAGACGTGATCGGAGCATAAAAAGAAAGAACGTTATCAGTGATATCATCAATTGAATTTACTGAGATCGCAGTCTCAGACGATGTATCCGTAATTGCAGATCCTCTATAAGGAGAAATAAATGCGACTGCATCTTTTCTTGCTTCTGCAACAGCGATCAGTTTTTGTGCAAGTGCTTGTGCATCATTTTTACTGTAACTTGCAGATCCCATTAATAGAAAATCTACTTTATAATTTTCTGTATTTTCAAATAATGTATAACCAGAACTAATCTTACTGAGAGTTGCACTTAATGCTCCAGTCGCCGCAATGTCTGTAGTACCATCATAATTTTTACCATACTGTAAAGTATTTGTTACCGATCCTGCAGCACTAAAAATAATTCCTGTTGCATCCTGATCCCAATCATCGTCTGCCTGAGGAGTAAATCCAGAACTAAATCCAGTTGTAGTAATTCCGGCAGGTTGAGATCCACCAAACAGATAATCCGAATTATCTGCAAGATATTTTCTCCAATAAGATGGACTACCTGCTGAGAATTGAGCATCCTTTGCCTTAGAAAGAGACAGATGTTTTTCAAGAATTGTTCCGGCATTACCAGTTACTTTTCCATCGGCATCAATAACAACTACATGAATCTCATCGAATCTTCCTCCTCTACCAGAAACAAATTCGGATGTTCCCGGTCTCTGCGCTACTTGATTCCACGAAATAAACGAAGTTGTTAATCCGCTAGTGGGAGTTATATCAATTGATTGCTGATCAAACCAATCAAGATTTCCTGTATATGTGGTACTTCCATATGAAGTTGTTTGTCCACTAGTATGAATAGCAACTGATCCAGTATTTGAGAACTTCCAAATTCCAGACTGTTGATAGTCCAATGAAGTCTCATTTCCGTTTTCAACATAACTTAAAACTTTAACTGAGATTTTACTTGCGCCAATCTCAGTTACAATTCCTTTAAGATGACCAGTTAAAACTGTGGTTGTTCCAATTCCAGGATTAACAGTTCCATTCAATGACTGTGTAATTCCATATCCAACTGCAATTGATGATGAAGTTGTATTAATTCCAGTAAGAATTTGATCCGCTTTGGAATCAATAATTGCAACTTTTAATCCATTTGCCCAAGATCCAGGATTCTTTGCGGCAAAGGTAATATTTGGAACTGTATTTTCATCGTATCCAAGTTGAATATAATGATCAAGACTCTTAATCTTTACAGTATTTCCAACACCTACACATGCATTAGTGAGTTGATCATCATCACATCTTACTACTCTCATGATACCACCATATGCAAGATATGATGATGCAGTTAACCAATGCTCATAGTGCTTATCTTTTGAATATGGCTTACCAAAAGTAGCAAGTAAGTCATTTTCATTTTCAATCAGAGTTGGTAGATCTACCGGACCTTGTGCAAATGGTGCGACAAGTGCTCCAGTCTTATTTGTTGCTGGATCAATTCTACCTACAGTTAGATCAACCTCTCTTACTAAAATTCCAGGAGATGCTAAATTTAGAGGCATCTTTTTTCTCCGTACTATCCAGAATTATCTAGAAATATTTATTAAAACGATTACTTTCATTGGGGAAACAGTCCATGAACAGTTACCAATCTGGATATTCCCATTCTAAAACAATCGAATGTTTGTTTTTGCTAACCCTACCACTAATAATTCTTCTTTTTGTGCAATCTTTACACTCATAAGAATATGCAGAAGGAAAGGTACTTCTTCCTTTGCGAGTCAAATAAAACCCATCAATTAAGTTTTTTATTTTTCCACAAACCCTACATTTTCTTTCAGAAAATAATATATGCTCAAGTTCTATTTGATCATCAAAATTCATTATCGATAATCCCAAGTATAAGATCTATCTCCATATTCATCCACATTCCAAATCTCAAATGACTGTGTTGGATTTCCAGATCTCATCCACATATCTCCGGTTTCTTTTTCAACAAACGAATCTATATCATCAAGTCCATCCGATAAAAACCCGAATGGTGCCATGTCTTGATCTATTTGATTTTTTTGTTCTTCATAAATTCTTTTACGAACATCATTGTTCGTCATTTCTTTAAAATATTCTTGTGCGACTAACCAAGCAAAGATTACAAGACACATTGCTAAGTCATCATTGCATCCTTCTTCTGCCTCAAAAGAATTATGTTTTTGAATAAAAGTAGTTAATTCGCTAATAATATCATAATCATTAATCAGTAATTTATTATCTTCTATGATTGTTCTTAAGTTAGAACATCCCAACTTTTTAACCGCAGAAGTCATTCGAATTCCAAGTTGAGATTTTTTTCCACTAAAACCAGATCCAACTATCTGACCAGCACGTCCTCTCATCGAACACATTAGAACATTATCATACTCCAAATCAAAGTGTAAAATATTGGCGACTTGATCTCCAATATCATTAACTTCGATTAGCAACCAAGCATTATCATATGCTTTTGCAACATCATGAATAATATTGGGAAAAAGCATTGGTTTAATTTCATTATTTTTATACTTTCCTACAATTTTATATGGAAATTCTGTTATATCAAAAACAATAAATGCCGAATAATCATTACCAATTCCACGAGCAACGTCAACTGTAATTAAGTAATTGTGCTCATCTTTAGGATTTTCATAAATATCCAAACCTTTATTTCGTTTAATTGGGTCATCATAAACAAGAGTTCTTAATTTTGATGCATTAATAAGTGTATCTACAGATCCTAAAAATTCACATTCAAATTCTGTTTTGAATTGTTGTTCAGATGTATTTGCAATTGTTTGTTGTTTCCAATTATCATCTCTACCTGGAACTTCAGACCAATGAACATCTGTGGGAACATACCCATTTTTATTTCTTTCGGCATCGTGCCACATACGATAGAAATGATTCATACCACGTGGTGTGGATACGATGATTACCTTCGTACTTTGTCCTGATGAGATAGTAGGATAAACTGAAGCAAAGAAGTCATCCG